AACCCCCTAAAGGGCATACCCAATAAACCAATGCGCCTACAGTTGCGCAAACGAAAAATCATAAAACAAAAATATCGGAGTAGTCTACTATGGCAAAAAAGAAAATTCCTTACTGGGAGCAACTTTACAATGAGTGGTACGGTTTAGACGCCAAGGGTAACCCAAAGGCATAAACTGTAAGCAATGAATTGGCCCTCTATCGGTAAGACGTGAGGATAGTATAAGATCTGGAACAAGCTACGGCTGACCAATTCAAATAACGCGGGGTACAATCAGTTGGTTAGATGGGGTGTCTCATAAGCACCCGGCCGCCGGTTCGAGTCCGGCCCCCGCTACCAAGTTTGAGCAAATAACAGTCAGTATCAATGGGCGCACTATCATGATTTGAGTAGCGTAAGTCGCCGAACGTAGTAGGTATGTGAATCCCTACCGTGTTGGTACTGATTAGCCGGTAAGCGGTGCCCACAATGCCAGGTGCATACTACGTCCAGGCTGCCCACCAAGCCTACCGGCGACTGTCATTTGCTTAAAAGTGAAATTTATGCGAACATAACAGGGGAGCAACAGATATGAAAGAAAAGATTGAATCACGCATTGTTATAACCCACGCTACCGAGCTAAAGCCCGGAGCTAAATATCTGATTGCATTTGAAGAGGGTAGTTTTGACCCCGAAAGCATTGATCTGCTAAGGAGTGGCCTTACAGCCCTTGGTGTTACCGACGTAGTGATTATTATGACCGTTGGCAAGCCTACTGAAGTCATGAAGATAGTCGAGCAAGAGGCATGAAATGGCAATGCTCATCACCACGGATAACCAGCCGATATTCCTAGATGCTAAAACCGCAATCCAATTGTGGTTTGTTAAGACTGGTGAACGTAAGGCTACCAAAGAAGCCAAGGCTAAGGTAAGGACTATTGCTAAATGGTACCTAAACCGTGAAACTGCCCCGGAAAGCTACTTAAGGCAACACCCTGAAATGGTTGATAAACGTATACGTGGCGCTAATAGAGTTGTAAGCCAGGCCCGCTTACCATACAAAGACTAATGGCCGGCGTATTACTATACTGCGCTACCTGTAAACGTCACACCCCCCATGTAACGCTAGCAGCTATGTATGCGTCGGCTTGTAGCATTTGTGGTGCGCATACCAGTACATTGATGCGTATGCAGTCTGAAGCAGCTGGTCAAGGTTTGCGGGCACCTGATGGTACTGAAGCTATAGTAGTTGATAACAATACCAAAGAGGTTACGTTCTACGTATCGAGTGGCCCCCACCAAGGGTATTACAACTATAATAAACAGACTAAGAAGTATAGTATTGCGGCTGGGTAGTTGCTACTACTTGTACACTCGTGGTATAAATTAGGCAATATGGTGAAAAGCACAGAGCCAGTAGTAGGCCAGCAAACCAAGACTCGTGGCCGTCCCTCTCTCTATACTAAGGAGTTAGCGGAAAAGATTTGCCGACATATTACCAATGGCGGCACCTTAAACAAACTCTGTAATAAAAAAGCTTTTCCCAACAGAGATACTGTTTACAATTGGTTATTGATTCACGGCGAATTTGCCGACATGTACACGCGCGCGTGTGAAATCCGGCGTGAAATCAAGTTTGAATCTCTTACCGATATGATTGACCAAGAAGAGAATCCGCAGAAGGCTAGGCTTAAGCTGGACGCTATCAAGTGGCAGCTATCCAAAGAAGAGCCGCGCAAATACGGTGACCGCCTCGATCTTACCAGTGGTGGCGAACGCATTGGCCGGGGTATGACCCTTGACGAAATCAATGAAGTGCTGGCCCGGGCTGAGGCTGAAAAGGCCGATAAAGCTGATAATACACCATCAGCTGCATAAAATATAAAGTACGTGTTGTACTGGGCCGCAATTTCCGGCACCAACTCATGCAATTAACGTCACAGGTGGTATAAATATGAGTAAATACATCGAGATTTTAGAAGCTGGCATATCACCAAGCGGCAAAACAAAGCGGTGGGTGGTGACCAATGTGCATCCAAACAATGCTTGTGAGCTTGGCATAATCCGGTGGCACGGTGCATGGCGTAAGTATGTGTTTGAGCAACCGGATGGCGCTTTTTACGATTGGGAGTGTTTACGCATGATAGCCGACTTCATTGAAGCAGCTACCAAGGAACATTACGGCCGTGGCTAGCTCACTCACCGAAATAGAGATTGCCCGCGCTAGGCTACTAAAGCTTGACTACGAGTGCAGCCAAGACCCGGTGCTGTTCTTCAACACCATGCTCTTCACATTCGACCCAAAGCGGGCGCCGTACCATTGGCCATTCAAGCTGTTCGACTTCCAAGAGGCCAAGATTGTCAATGAGCTAGTGCAGGCCATTGAAATGGGCTACGACATCTTCTTCGATAAAACCCGTGAAATGGGCGTTAGCTATACAGTACTTGGTGTGCTGCTGTGGTACTGGAAATACCGAGATGCTAGCAACTTCCTAATCGGTTCCCGTAAAGAAGACTATGTTGACAACGTAGGTGGCAAAAAGAGCGACGACGAAAAAAGCAACAAAGAAGAGTCATTGTTCGGCAAGCTCGACTATATGCTTGATCGGTTAAACCCATTGGTGCTGCCGCTTGGCTATAAGACTGGCGCCCACCGCTCGAGCATGAAGCTGCTAAACCCTGAGCTAGGTAACTCTATCTCGGGTGAGTCCAGTAACCCAAACTTTAGTCGTGGTGGTCGTTTTAAGGCTGTACTGCTTGATGAGTTTGCGTTTTGGGATAACGACGCTGCTGCATGGGGCTCGACTGCCGATACCACTAACTGCCGTATTGTCATCACCACGCCGGGTATTCGGCCGGGTACCAAAGCTAAGCGCCTGCGTTTTGGTGAGGATGGTGAAAAGATTAGAGTCATTGAACTGCCGCACCACCTCGACCCACGTAAAACCCCTGAGTGGTTAGCCGACCAGCGTGAGCGTCGCAGCAAAGAAGACTTTGCCCGCGAGATCATGATTGACTGGGAAGGTTCGCTTAAAGGTGTGGTTTATCCTGAAGCCCGCCGCCGTGTGGTCGGTAAGTTCCCCTATGTGCCTGAGTGGCCGTTATACATCCCGTGGGACTTTGGGCTCGATGGTACTGCCTTTCAGTTCTGGCAGTACAACATGGACAATGGCAAAATGCGGTTGATCGAGGCATTTAGTAAAGAGAATATGCCAATACAATGGTTTTTTCCGTTCTTTCCTAATGAGCAGGGTACAGCACCGCTCGACATCGATAGCATGTTTCAGTACAACCCTGATGAACTGGATGCTATTAATCGGGTCAACTGGTTCAAGCCTGCCAAGCATTACGGTGACCCTGATGCCAGCAAGCGCAGTATGACCAGCAAAACACTGACCAGTGTACGTAAGGAGCTTTCGAAGGTTGGCATTTATGTGCAGTCCAATACCAAGGCCAATTCTTTCTATAACCGCCGTAACGCCACCAAGGTTATGCTACAGAGGGGCATTGAAGTTAATGAAACGCCGGGTACTATCGGCCTAAACGGTTGGCTCGATGCTATCGACCAGGCGAGCTACCCGCAGCGTGACGCTCACAGCCAGGCTACCACCGAGATATCATTGCCGATACACAACTGGACAAGCCACCCGCGTACGGCTACCGAGTACTTAGCCGTCAATCTCAAGTTACCAAATGAGCAATTAGGCCCAGGCGTGGTGCAAGCTCTGCGCCCAAGTGAAGTAAATAATCCACCGTTTATGGTTCACAACGGGTATACTGTGGGTAATCCGGTTAACGTAGCAAAGGCGATAAGGGAGAGCGTAGGCGATGAATAATACAACAGGCATGGAATTCGTAGTTTACATCTACGCCAGTAAGAGCCCGGTAACCGAGCTACTACCATTCCGCTGCCCGCGTTGTGGCCGTATTGTGTTTCGGCACAACTCTAAGCAAATGCTACTAAGCAATGCCTATGGTGCCAGTTTCCAAACGCTTGAGCCCGGCAGCCAATTCACCGAGCATAAATGCCATAGTTGCAAGTCGATATTCAAGATTCTGTACCAGAAATAGCCCGCGCAGTGCTATGATAATGCTTAAGCACTCGTTATTAATCATTCCAAAGGGTTAAATAAGCAAACATGGCAATTGAGTACGACCGCACAGCACCCATTCTTGACAATACAAGTGTCGACAACTTTGTTGACCAGCCGGGCGAAATAGACCGACTGCCGAGCTTATCACTGGATATGCCCGACCGTGATATTATTCGTAATCTGAACCAGCGCATTAACGATTCAGAGCACTATTGGAATGATGCCAAGGGCTTCGACCTTAAGAATGCGCGGGTCGAGAATACTCGTATGCACCTTGGTCGTATAGATGAATCGGGTCTGTACAAGCATCAGAAGCAGTACAAGGAAAACCAGATATTTATTGGTGAAGAGTCGATTGTATCGTACGTCACCAGTCAGATTGCCGGGCCGCTGGTTATCCCGGCTGGCCGTGAGGAGATACACAAGCTGTTTGCTAGTGACCTCGAGAAAGCTATCAAGTGTTACTTTGGCGGTGACGTACTGGATTTTGTCAACATTGAAACGCTGGTTGAGTTATGGGTACGTGACATCTTAAACAAACGTGTAGCTATTGGCCACTTCTACTACGATAAAGAGCTTGAAGAGATTGTGCTTGAGCATGTTGACCCCGAGCATTGCATACTCGACAAGAATGCTGCACTTGGCAAAAACCCGGGCTTTATCTGCCATGTATTGAAGCGTACCCCCGAAGAATTAATAGCTGAATTCCCTAAACAAACAGATGAAATACTAAATAAACTCGGCATTCAGCGTCGCACACCAAAGCAAATGACCCGTGAAATAGCGGTGCGCAAAGTATCGGTCACTCACTACGACAAAGACAATAAGCCCCAAGAGGGTGTTGTATGGTACTTCGATGACATTGTGCTTGAGAAGATGCGCAACCCGAACTACCTGTACGCTAAAAAAGAACTTAATCTGTTGAAATACCCAAAGAAGCCGTACATTTTCGGTAACTTGGTCAACTACGGTACACACGTAATCGACAACACTACGCCGCTTGAGCAGGCCGCCGAAATGCAAAAGTACCTGATGCGCCGGGGCCGCCAAATTGCCGAGAATGCCGACAAAGCCAATGGCATATTGGTTATTGGTACCAGCTCGGGCCTGACCAAAGACGACGGTCAAAACATTACCGGCGACACGAATCAAAAGCTGTTTGTCGAGAATGAAGACGGTAAGAATCTTAATCAACTTGTGATGCAACTGCAGGCCCAAGTGTTACCCCAATATGTGATGGCTGATAAGCTCGATGCGAGGGCACAGATTGGTAACCTTATGGGTGCGCCCACTGACTTTACTGGCAGTGACACTGACGAATCCGACCCTAAAGTTGGCATTGCTATGATTAAGAAAAACCAGGCTGCTGGCCGTCAAGACCTTATGGTACGGGCAATGACCCGTATGATCGCACAGGCTTACCAGTACTACGTGCAGATGGCTATTGTTTGGTATACCGAAGGCCGTGATTTTACCTATGATGCTGGTGATGGTGAGTTTGACTTTATCACCCTAAAGCGTGATCTAATCCAAAAGGGTATTCGTGTTAAGGCGAGCAAGCCCGCCAATCCTGACCGCAGTCGTATCGAAGCTATTGTGCTTAAACTACTTGAGCAAAAGGCAATTAGTTTGCTCGATGCCTACAAGATTCTGCAGTTGGATAACGCGCAGCAGCTATACGACAATTGGGCTAAGCAGTCTGCCGACCCAATGGCACTGGCCCGCGATGCGCTTGATGTGGTTGATGAGTCCGAAGCGTATGTGGCTTTCCAGGACATTATGGCTGGCCGTGACATTGAGGAGAAAAACAACCCGAGCAAAGAATACATACTGTCACTGCGCAAGCTTATGATTAATGACGACTTCTTAAAAGCCAAAAAGTCTGACCAAAATAAATTCATAAAGTACGTGACCAAGTGTATCGATTC